AAGCTCGATGATGTTGATGTTGCTATCTCAAAAAAGATTGGCCTTAAAGAGCGCGCTAGAACAAAAGAATCATTTAGAGAGGGTCTTAAAGAAGAAGGTTACAACACAGGCGGCAAAGTCAGCAAATACGCTGGCGGTGGAATGGGTCCAATGTCGTCTGCGGAAGACCGTATGAAAGCCAAGCGCGGCATGGACCCGTATGAAGACCGCACTCGCGGCCTTGGTGCGATGACTGATGCTGAAGCTGAAGCTGCAAGCAAAGATCTTCGTCAAAAGTACGGTAAGAAAGAAGACAAGCCGGTTATGCACCCCGGTGGTCGTCAGCGGTTTCTTTTGAACCAGACTGAAAAAGCCCCAATGAAGCGCGGCGGCAAAGCTGAGGCATCAAAGTCAGACATGCAGCAGGACCGCGCCCTCATGGCTCGTCACAACCGATTGATGCACCCTGACCAAAAATCAAAGATGAAGAATGGCGGCAAATCCGTCCCGTCTTACAGCAGCAAGCCTTTGATTAAGAAATCTGGTGGCGGCAGTTATAACTATTAAGGAAAAGCAACATGCCTCTTTCTATGGGCAAGGGCCGTAAAGCAATTTCTGAGAATATTAAGACTGAGATGAAAGCTGGCAAACCGCAGAAGCAGGCGGTTGCCATTGCTCTTAATGTTGCCCGCAAGTCTGGCTCTGAAGTCCCCAAAGCCCCAAAGATGAAGAAGGGCGGGTACACTTACGCCAAGTGTTCTCCGTACTAGGCAATGGCAACATCAGGTACTGTTTCAGCGACAACATACCCTGTTCAAGACATAATCAATCAGGCTGTACGTCTCTGTAAGATTCCTACGCCAGACATCACGGCAGAAAATCTTCTGACCGCGAAGCAGGACCTGTTTTTGTTGTTTTCTTCTCTTGCTAACCAAGGCGCTCCGCTTTGGTGCATCGAGAAGGTTATCCTTCCGATGGAGACTAACCAGATTGAGCTGAAGACTCCGATTGGCACCGTTGACATTTTGAACGGCAACTTTCGTAGTGTGAGCCGTGTTACGGGTGGATATTCGTCTTCTGCTGGTGGTGTAGCCAATTACGCCTTTGACGAAGACTACGACACGGCCTGTATCCAGACTTCGGTCAACGGCAATATTAGTGTCAACTTTGGGACCGAGATCCTGATTACGACAGTTGGGATCATGCCGTATGGTAATCAAACTTACGATCTTGAGTTCCAGCGTTCTGACGATGCGACTACTTGGGTAACGGTCTATGCCCCCGGCGAGACTGACTACCTGGACCAGAAGTGGGTCTGGTACGACATCGACTCTAATCTTGCTGCACAATATTTCCGCGTCCGTGAGATTGGCGGAGAAACCTTGGAAATCCGTGAGTTCTTTGTCGGCAACACGCCGTTAGAGATCCCCTTGGCCCGTATGAACCGGGACGATTACACCAACTTGCCAAACAAGACCTTTAGCTCCAATCGGTCGCTTCAGTTTTGGTTTGACCGCCAACGGGTCCAGCCGACCATGTACCTTTGGCCCGCCCCCAACTTTGCGGCCAGCTTTAACCAGATCGTTATTTGGCGGCAGCGCCAGATTCAGGACGTTACCAACTTCACCCAGGAAGTTGATGTTCCGCAGCGTTGGCTTGATGCCGTCGTGTTTAGCCTTGCCTACCGGCTCGCTTTGAAGTTGCCCAACGTAGCGGCTGACTTGACCGTGCTGAAGGCCGAGATGCGGGAAGCTATGTATTACGCCCAAGCCGAGGAACGGGATCGGTCGCCGGTTTACTTCCAGGCGAACATCAGCCCGTATACGCGATGAGTGTATACCTGCCTTGGCGAAATGGGGCTTCTTGCAGTATTGCAGTGTGCGACCGCTGCAAAATGAAGTATTACTATGATGACTTGGGACCTGATCCAAATTTTCCGGGTCTGCGCGTATGTGACCGTTGCACTGATCAGTTCGACCCTTATCGGTTACCTGCGCTTCAGCCTGAGAATATAGCTCTAAGGTTCCCTCGTCCCGATGCTGGCGTTTCTACCGATCCTGCTGGGGCCATCTCCGAGAACGGGCTGGAGTTCTTCATTATGCAAGACGGAGAGGATTATTTTGAGCCATGAGTAATGTTCCTACCAATCTAATCCCAACTCGGTTTTCTGACCTTCCCCAGGCGGAAACGGTCAATGCTGAAGACCGTATGGTCATTTTGCAGAATGGTAACAACAAGACAGCTACGCTTGGTCAGTATGCAAACATTCCGGCTCAGAGTTCGTTCGTTGTTGTAAACGTCGATTCCAACTTGCCAAATGATCGGGCGCTGGCTGTTGGAAGCGGCCTGACGCTAACCGATGGCGGAGCTGGTCAGAACATCACGATTACCCCCAATGGGGTATTGGCTTCTCTTATTGCGGCTGGCAATGGTCTGATTGCCAAGAGCGGGTCTTCTGCGGTTGCCCGTCTTATTGCCAGTTCATCAGCCGACATTACGCTTACAAATGCTGACGGTGTCTCTGGCAACCCCACAATTGGCTTGGCTGGCAATTTAGCCTCTTTAAGCGGATTAAGCGGTCCTGGCGTTGTTGTCCAAACCTCTACTGGCGTTTTTACGCTCCGCGACATTGATGGAACTTCCAACCAAATTACTGTTGTTAATCCGGATGGTGTTAGCGGCAATCCCACTATTTCTCTGTCTAACTCTGGCGTTACCGGCGGATCTTATGGCGACGGCACCCATGTTGGCGCTTTCACGGTTGACGGCAAAGGTCGTCTAACTTCGGCCTCAAATGTAATCATCTCCGAGATGGTGGGCGCTGGCTTTTCTTCAGACGGCGTAGCTGGGTTCGTGACCAAACCTTTGGCGGGTGATTACGGTAAATTCCTAAAGGGCGATGGCACATGGCAACCCGGCTCTAACGTATTCGGCCCCACTGGTCCGACTGGTCCGACTGGTCCGACAGGACAAGATTCTACTGTGGTAGGTCCAACTGGACCTACGGGCGATACTGGCCCCACAGGACCAACTGGCCCAACAGGAGATACAGGTCCAACAGGTCCTACAGGCCCCACTGGTGCCACTGGGCCAACGGGTCCCACAGGGCCGACAGGAGATACAGGTCCCACTGGTCCCACAGGACCAACTGGTGCAACGGGTCCGACAGGTCCAACAGGTCCAACTGGTGCTACTGGTCCTACAGGTCCCACTGGACCTACAGGAGATACAGGTCCAACGGGGCCAACAGGAGCAACTGGCCCAACAGGCCCCACTGGTGCCACAGGTCCCACCGGCCCAACAGGAGCCACTGGTCCCACTGGTCCCACTGGACCCACAGGAGATACTGGGCCTACTGGTCCCACGGGGGCCACTGGTCCGACTGGTCCCACTGGTGCAACTGGCCCAACAGGTCCGACAGGTGCCACTGGTCCGACAGGTCCCACGGGTCCAACGGGAGATACAGGCCCGACAGGCCCAACTGGACCAACAGGCGCAGCTTCGGCAGTAGCTGGCCCGACCGGCCCAACAGGTCCCACGGGTCCAACAGGTGCAGCTTCAGCAGTAGCGGGTCCCACAGGGCCGACAGGTCCAACGGGCACCACCGGCCCGAACAGCCTAACGATTGCCAGCACAACGATTGCCAGCGGTAATACCACCCGCCTTCTGTACGACAGCTCTGCTGTTGTTCAGGAAACTACAACAGGCATCACAACTGACGGCACAAAGCTGACATTGGCTGGTTCTACAAGTTCACTTGCAGCACTGATTACCAATGCTCAAGAACCTGCGACGGTTTCTGCGACTGCTGCTACTGGAACGATCAATTACGATATTACGACCCAAAGCGTTATCTATTACACCAGTAACGCTGGTGCCAACTGGACCGTTAACTTCCGCGCTTCGTCTGGCACTGCTTTAGCTGCGTCCATGACTTCTGGGCAGGCCGTGACAGCGGTGTTTGCCGTAACGCAAGGTTCAACAGCTTACTACAACAGCAGCATCACGATTGGCACAGCAACTGTAAACGTGAAGTACCAAGGCGGCACGGCTTGGTCTGCGGGCAACGCGAGCAGTATTGATATTTACACTTACGCGATTGTTAAAACATCAGATGTAAGCAACGGAACATTTACAGTGTTTGCTTCTCAAACAAAATTTGCTTAAAGCTGGGAAACAGAAATGAGCACTTACGAACAATTTGCCAACGCCTTCATTGTGAACAGCTCGTTCACTGGAAAGGCTTTGACAGTCCAGGGAACAACCAAGATTCAGCAAGCGTTGGAGAAATCCACAGTTAGCGCAACTGCTGCTACAGGCACTGTTAACTTTGATGTTCTGACGCAAGCCGTTCTTTATTACACAAGCAACGCATCTGGAAACTGGACATTAAACTTTCGCGGAAGCGGGTCAGTTACGTTAAACAATATGATGTTAACTGGTGAAAGCCTTACCGTTGCTTTTCTTGTTACGCAAGGTTCAACCGCCTATTACAATAGTGCAGTAACCATTGATAGCGTGAGCGTAACGCCTAAATGGCAAACAGGCGCGCCAACGGGGGGCAATGCCAGTGGGGTTGATGCTTATAGTTATGTAATTTTTAAAACTGGCAACGCCGCTTTTACCGTTTTTGCATCCCAAACACGATTTGTATGATCCCTAACATTGTTCACTTCATGTACTTTATTGGACCAGACTCTCGTGAGTTTGGGTTCATAAATTATTTAGCTGTCAAAACTGCTTACGAAGTTCAAAAACCCGACATCATTTATTTCTATTACAACGAAGAGCCAACGGATAACCCCAACTGGGAACGCATCAGACCGTATGTAAAAATGGTGAAGATTGACCCGCCGGAAGAGTACGGCGGCGTTCCTCTGAATTATCCTCAGTACAAAGCTGACGTTGTGCGGCTTCAGAAGCTGTTGATCCACGGCGGGATTTATCTTGACACCGACATCTTGATGCTAAAGCCGCTTACGCCGTTAATGGATAACGAGTGCGTCCTTGGAGCTGAAGGGTACGTCGATCAAGCTCAGGATCTGCACACAAATGACATTAAGAAGATTGGCTCTATCAGCAACGCCGTAATCATGGCCGAGCCAAGTTGCCGGTTCCTGAAGGAGTGGCTCCTCCATCTTCCTAAAGCATTGATGTCAGGAGTGTGGGCCTATCATGCCGTTACCCTGCCACTTGAGCTTTACAA